TCACACACTCCTGCATTGTCCTGTGAACACTGACTGCAATATCAACTGGCTCTCCGGAAACAAGAAAAACTGTCAGAACAAGTGCAAATGCTGTATTCATTGCCAGCATCCTTTTTGTATCGGACGTAAACGGGCCAGCATTGAAAGAATGCATATTTTATTTAATAGCTCCCGTTCGTGTTTTCTCTTGTTAATGGCATCTTCAGTAAATACAGGGTTACTGATAGTGACACCAATTTCAAAACAACCTTCAGACGTATTAACGTTTGGTAATAACGTTTCCATTATCGCGTCCTCAACAATGAATTTTGTGATGCGGTGCCTGGTGCCTCCAGGTGATGTTAACCAGTTAACAATTAACGCCGGATACAGAGAATCCACCCATAACACTGTTTTTGGTTTTAACTGTTCCGCGTGCGCTCAGCCGCATTCACCGCATCACAAAATTCACTTTAAAAAGGGCGGCAGAGCAGTCACGGAGTAAAACTGATACCGCCAAACGTCACCAGAAAATTGATAACAGAGGGCGTTGCAGCGGGGTTGTCACTTAAGCGTATGGTCAACCTGACAACCCGGTGTCCTCAACGGGGGAAGGAATAACCCCTCCATACTTACCGCCGCGCCATTTCGCGTTATGGTCTGACTTTTCAGGGAAATATCCTTTCAGTAAACTGTCAGTGCCGTATGCTCACCCGTGTCCGGCGCACGCACTCCACCTCACCCGTGGAGAACTCCTTAATTACCAACCTTAGCTTCGTTGGTTAGCTATTAACGCGGGTATGTAATCATTCTGGCAATGCTTAATGCCGCTGCTTTTTCCAGATTGGTGATATCCTGCTCCAGAGCGGACAGATTTTCAGCCTGCTTAGCCCTGGCTTCATTGGCCCATTTCAGATCCTGCGCTGCATTAATTTTCTGGTGCATCCACTCATAAAGTTCATCATCGGTATAGTCTGGCGCGATGATGACGGGTTCTCGTTTCTGCATGTCGGCTCCTTGTGGTTAGCGTTGCCTGCTTTTAACCACGTCAGGCGAGGTGGTATCCTCTGAGGGGTCTGTTACTCGAGAGGAAATTGGTTATGAATACAATCAAGTTTTCTTGCCCAGAATGTGGTGGCGAAGTCTTTGACACATCCTTTAAGCCGCAGGGCTCTGACAGTTTCGCGGGAGCCATCTGCAAAAATTGTGGTTCACCTTGTAAACTGAAGATGAGTCCTCGCAGTTCGATGACGAAATCGTTGACAATATCTTCGGTGCACTCACCAGAGACTTTCTGAAGTAAAGGCGCATACCGCTTAGTTACCGCTCTGATAACTCTTACCTGTCCTGCAATGGCGCTGATGTCAATATAAAGCGCCATTGCTGCTTCTTTGCCGATCCCGGGATGCCTTCCATTCTGATGTTTGACTTCGCCCACTGAGAAACCCTCTGTTTCCCCTTAACGCCGGGGTAGCGGAACAAAAACCTGCTGCATAGTTATTAAAGTTGAACCCTGCCGTCATGTTCATACGCCTCGGGCTGGCTACTTAACCCCTGACCACTGCCGGGTAACTCGAAGTATTTCCCTGCGTTCTGTGGGGCGGGGTGGGTTGGTATTTTTAGTTTAATAAACATTAAACTTAAGTCAAGTAAAAACTAAACCGCGGGACATAACAAACACAACGCTTTTGATAAAGTCGTTGCGGTTGTTATGTTTCTATTGGTAGTGAAAGTTAGGGAAACTGGCGTCTTGCGTGGATCACGTTTACTACTTCAACGCTTGATGTTGTTACGCGGTATAGAATTATATAGTTAGGGTGGGCTACAATCTCACGCAAGCCAGGTACTCTGTCGCTTGGTGGGTATAAATACGGATGTTCGGATAACGGCAGCACACAACCCCTTAATCGCTGCCATAAGCGTTCAGCCGCATCTATGTCGAAACGAGCAATATAACTAGTTATATCATCTAGGTCGGTATCTGCGCTTTCAAGCCATAACACGGGTAACATTTTACTGCTTGCTCCGTTCCTTGCGCATCTTAGCAAAGCGTTCTGCCATTCTGCGCTCAACTTCGTCATGGGGAATTGCTGGGCGCGGATCTGCAAGGCTCGTTGCTACTTTCGCACGCAGCCATTCGTTGTAACTGTTTTCTTGTTCAATGGTTTCAAATTCAGAAACCATTGGTGAAAGGGCTCTATTCATGTTTCCTCCGGTTTTATAACTCAGGCGCGGCGGCATTTTTGCGCCGCAATCCATCTCGCTATGAGATCTTCCATTGATTCTTTTTTCTGCTTTAACTCGCTGATTATCTGGCGTTGCTCATCCTCAGGGAAGGCTGAAAAAATCTGCAATAATTCCAGTTGATTAGACGTTAACCCTGCATGTGGTGGAGAAACCCCCGGTTGTTCTGCGTATTCCGCATCCAGATACCCTTCCGGCATCCCGTATGTTTGCTCTATTCTTCTGGCAGCTTTTTCTCCAAACGAGGCTCTCCCACTCATTAGTTGAGATAGGTAGCTCTTCTCTTTGGGTGGCAGAGTTTTATCTTTAAACCACTCCTTGAGACGTAAACGGCGAATTTCTTTTTTTTGCATGTGGTAATTATCTTTAGTAATCACTAAACAAGCAAATACTTGACTTAATGGTTTATTAAACACTAAACTCGCAAAAAAACACTAAACCGAGGAAGGTATGACATTAAAAGAGTTTATTAAATCATTAAGGGTTGGTGATGCTAAGAAATTCGCGGCCAGACTTGGTGTATCGTCATCTTACTTATCGCAAATGGCGTCTGGACGAACAGCTATATCTCCAACCCGCGCCCTTATGATCGAATCTGCGACGGAAGGCCAAGTAAGTAGGGCGGAGCTACGACCCCATGATTGGGAGCTTATTTGGCCTGAGTATGCGAGCGGCATTCGTTTGGGGCAAACACATGTAGTTCATGCTGAAGGTGATTGTAGTGCATGCTTATCTGATGGAGTTGATTCATGAAAATCAAGCATGAACACATCCGCATGGCGATGAATGTCTGGGCGCATCCGGACGGCGAAAAAGTACCGGCTGCGAAAATTACCAAAGCGTATTTCGAGCTGGGAATGACGTTCCCGGAACTGTATGACGACAGCCATCCGGAAGCCCTGGCCCGTAATACCCAGAAAATTTTCCGTTGGCTGGATAAAGACACCCCTGATGCTGTTGAAAAAATGCAGGCTCTGTTACCGGCGATCGAAAAGGCGATGCCGCCTTTGCTGGTGGCCCGTATGCGCAGCCACAGTTCTGAATATTACCGTGAGATCGTCGAACGGAGGGATCGGCTGGTGAAGGATGTCGATGATTTTGTTGCGTCAGCGGTTGTTTTGTATGACCAGATGAATCGCGGCGGCCCGGCAGGGAATGCTGTGGTGATGCACTAAAAGCACGGTGTTCGGGGGTTTTATGAGCAGCAAGCTTCATGGTCTTGTCTGGGAAGGGTGCGCCTTCACCGGCATGATCTTATCCAGGGTGGCGGTTATGGCCCGTCTTGCAGACTACAGCAATGACGAGGGCGTGTCATGGCCTGCCATTGAAACTATCCGGCGTCAGATCGGTGCAAGAAGTGAATCCACAGTGAAATCGGCTATTGCAGAACTGGCGAAAGAGGGCTGGCTGACGAAGGAAGAGCGTAAGGTCGGTGGGCGTAATGTAAGCAATATCTATCGGCTTAATGTGGAAAAACTCGAAGCAGCTGCTGCGGCGGCGCGTGAGTCATATAAACCGAAAAGAAAAATTAGCCCGGCAAAAAATGACCCGTTAACAGTTGACCCGTCAAATATTGACCCCTCAACGGTTGACCCGTCAAATTTTGATGGATCAACTGTTGATAAAAAACTGCCGATTAGGGGGGCGATGATTGACCCCGATCCGTCAGTATTAAAACCTGATCCGTCAGATAAAAGATCTTCTTGTCCGGACGCTTCGCAACCGGACCCGCAGACGGCTGAACAGGATTTTTTAACCCGACACCCTGACGCGGTTGTGTTCAGTGCGAAAAAACGCCAGTGGGGAAGTCAGGAAGATTTGGTGTGCGCACAGTGGATCTGGGGACGAATCGTGAGTCTTTACGAGCAGGCGGCCAGCGATGATGGCGAGATCACTAGACCGAAAGAACCCAACTGGACAGCATGGGCCAATGACGTTCGCACAATGCGGATGCTGGATGGCAGAACTCACAGACAAATTTGTGAAATGTTTGGGCGTCTCCAGCGGGATTCGTTCTGGGTAAAAAACATCATGAGTCCGGCAAAACTCCGGGAAAAATGGGATGAACTGGTTATCCGCCTGGGGCGTTCGCCTGCGCAGCGTTGCGTGAATCACATTTCTGAACCGGACACTGAAATTCCGCCGGGCTTCAGGGGGTAAGTGTTAATTTCTGGTCATGAGGTAATTTTCAGGAGGGCTTGTGGCAAAAGTTTTTACACAAGAAGAGCAGGAGAAAATTAAAGGGCAGGTTGTTGAACTCGTACGCCAGAGTGGGCGCGAGACGTTACGACAACTGGAAACTAAAACTGGGGCAACAAGATATCTGATGAGCGTTCTGGCCAGAGAGCTGGTTGCCAGTGGCGATGTATACAACTCTGGTTACGGGTTATTCCCGTCTGAACAGGCGCGTAAGGACTGGCAAAATGCCCGTAAAAAGCTCTCAAGGGCAAAGCTGAAGAAACCATCTGCGGTTGATCCGGACCTTATCTGGTCATTACCTGACGGAGAAATACGTCGCTACGACAGGCGTCTGAACATAATCTGTCTCGAGTGCCGGAAGAGCGAAGTTATGCAGCGCGTACTGGCGTTTTATCAGGGGAATTTTGAGGAGGTGGTGCGGTGAGTGAATCAAAATGCCAGGTTAATGGCAACAAGATAGAACCATGTGCAGCACTGGCAAAGTCCCTTGAGCATGATGCTGAATACACGATGCGAAAAGGTCTGCTGATATACAAAATCTGGAATGAGAGTTTAACTCGCGGTCCTGATTTTGTGATGTTGCGTTCCGGTGAATTTTCTAAATTACCAGTTCGGGTTTCATTTTGTCCGTTCTGTGGTGAAAGTCTGAAAACGTGGGAGAACAGAAATGAATGAAATTAAAGAAATACCAGTAGTACGTGATGAATATGGCTGCTGGACGCATCCTGAATATGAAAAATTCTGTGACGGTCGGGAATATATTTCAACGGAAGAGTTTAACGCCTGGATGGAGGAAAATAATCTTCAATACGTCCTCTGCTTCAGAGATGAAGGATGTGCTGACCTTGATGCGTGTGATGCTGATATTTCTGCATGGGAACCGGAACGACCAGAGGGCAATGGATGGTTTATTGGTTCAATACATGACACCGAAGATGGCCCGGTTTGTGTATGGCTGAGAAATAAGGCCGAAGCATAAAGGCTATAAACCGACTAACAACTAAATACTGAAGATTTAAATCAGAAACGATTTTTATTAAACCCTTAACCGGAGGGATTCTGCACCCTCAGAACATCAGGAGGCCGTCTGAAAGGGCGGAACAGATAATGCTTACGTTGAAACATTTTATCGACATACCAACATGGTTAGCCGTCATTGCTTTTGTTAAAATACACATCCACTTTTCTGTGCAATGTTTAACCACTGGTCATATCAAATGGCATTCATGCGAACCATGATATAGAATCATGGCTTGAGAGAGTCGATGAAAGCGCAACTATGGTATGAGAGACATTGATGTAAGAAAGGCTGTGCATGCCAAGATTCTGAGAGATCATCATAAAGATCCTGACACCCTAATCATTGATGAGTTTACGATGAATCTAGGGGCTAGCAGAGCTGATATAGCAGTGATCAATGGGCTTATACATGGTTATGAGTTGAAGAGCAAGAGTGATAACTTGCTCAGATTACCAGCGCAGGTGCAACATTACTCATCAGTGATGGATAAAGTAACTTTGGTTGTCTCTGATTGCCATCTTTATGATGCTTTAAGCATAGTTCCATCATGGTGGGGGATAAAGCAAGTTACGCAAGGTGCACGGCAAGGTATCCATTTAAAAACAATTCGAACTAGCAAGTTGAATCCACAAGTGGACAAACTTTCCTTAACAATGCTTCTTTGGAAAGATGAATTGCTTTCCCTATTAAGTGATGTAGGGGAGCTACAGAATTTGAAAAATAAACCTAAACGCGTCTTATGGTCAAAACTCGCCAATAGTATGGATGTTGGCGAGCTTCGTGAAGCTGTTCGAGTTAAACTTAAAGCCCGTAAAGAGTGGCGAGTTGCTCAACAACCTTAGTTATGTGATGGTTTTGCCCAATCCTACGCCATACCTCTGGGCTACCAAATTTATAGTTACCAGAGGGATTGGCTTTGTAGGCTTGATACTCGTTTGCATAATATTCTATGTCTCTATCTCCCGCACAGAATGTAGGCCCTGAATATTCTCGATGAGCAAGAATATCCTCACTATGTTTACCATATTGTTCATAACCAAAGCGATTAGCTACTCTTCCTCGAAATACCCAAAAGTCATTATCTCCAGAGTATCTGACGCTGGCAGATACGCTAGGGAATCGCGTCGAAAGCCTATTAAAGTCGGGGTGCTGTACTCCATAATCACTATAAATCACATTTCTGGCAAGTTCTTTTCTATTCATTAAACTCTGCCATAAAATCCACTCGATTCGAGGTTGAGAATATAGACCAACAGAAATATCACTGAGATCTGTAGGAAATGAACCCCCAGAAAGAATCACTTTTCTGTATTCATTGAGGTGCGCCAGATTGTTTATCAATCCCATTGCCAAAGTATATAGTTCGCCGGAATTAATTTTATCCTCGGTTAACTCATCTCTTAAGTCAATAATTATATCAATATTTGATAAAGGAATTCCCAGATGATTAATGTAATGCGTTATTAATTGTGGGTTAACCAGATCTAACGTGGTTAATCTCAAGCATATTTCATTCTGCATTAATTCATCAATCGCTCTTTTATAGTTAGATGGGCGAGTTGGTGAACTGACAGGAATAACTCTTATCTCCATATCTCTAACTTGATTAACCGCATTTATTATAGGGTAATGATCTTCAGGAGAAATAAAATGCTCTTCAATTAATAATCCATCAATATAAACACCTTGCATATCTGAGCAAGATTTTGAGACTTTCTTTCCGAACTCTATAAGAGTCTCGTTATAACTCTTTAAGGCAATACCTGAATCAGGGTCAATTGGCACTGGTTCAATTTCGAGTAATGGCAAAATTTTTGATTTCTTTTCAATGGATAGCTGCGATAAAGCTGATAACTCAGAACGTTTCGCTTTCAGAATAGGAATATATGAAATTGTCATGTTAATACCTTATACAGAATCAATTAACAATTAATGGTTCTTCGGACATTGAAATTTATATCGCAAAAATTGGCAAACTCTCCTCGACTACTCACTTGTGGGTATCCTGGCGTAAAAGGAATGACTTGGCAATACCCGGTGTGATCATAAGTCATTGAAAATGATCATTTTTATCAGTCTTTCTTCCATGATGAATGCTAATGCCATTTGATTTGTTGAGGTGAAAACTGTTAAAAATCAAAACGATGTAATTGAAATGAACGTTCGGTAGCATTCACGCTTTAAATGTTTCTTTTGTGCTGATTGGATGAATTTGGGTCACTTCTGATGAGAGATGTTGCAGGAAAAGAAGTTGGCATTGATCTATTGGATAGTTAGAATTGCTGCGGGTGCTTGAGGCTATCTGCCTCAGGCATGAACACCAAAAGGCAGATAGAGAAAAGCCCCAGTTAACATTACGCGTCCGGCAAGACGCTTAACATTAATCTGAGGCCAATTTCATGCTTTGCACATGTAGGTTAGCCTCTTACGTGCCGAAAGGCAAGGAGAAGCAGGCTATGAAGCAGCAAAAGGCGATGTTAATCGCCCTGATT